GTCTGCTGCTGTTGCTTGCGTCGTATCTACGGCTACAACGATGTGATAGTACGCCGCCAAATCTCTAAAGACAGCGTTGGTTTTAATGCTTACCCAAGAGCCGGTGTTGAACGCAACATAGATAGCATCGTTTTCCCACCCTATCGACGCCCGATCATTCAGTGTGGCTGGAGTTGCAACCGAAACAATCGAACGGGTGTTAGTGTCGTTATAGTTTTCGTCATTCTTAAGAATAGCAGAAACGACGAAAGTGCGACGGTTGCCGGAACTGCCGGGAGTGCGTGAAAGGTAACTCGTAGACCCATCGAACAACGCGCTTCCCGAGATGACATACCCGCCGCCAGCACCCGGCATGAAGATTTTGAGGGGAGGAAGGTGCAGCATTACGCGACCGTCGAGTTAGGAGCAAGCCACGTATTCGTGTCGATCTTCAAGAGAGACGCCCCCGCGTATTGCGCCAGCGTAAAACTGCCAGCAGACACCCCATTGACCGTGACCCCCGTGTCCCCGGAAACAGTAACCTCGCCCGCGCCGATGTTGACGAGGTCGATGCGGGTTTCGTTTGCCGTGAAGGCAATCGAAGCGTTCGTTGGGATCGTAACCGCCACGGCGCTCGCGTTACTGAGTGAGACAGTCTTGAGATTGTCCGCCAGTGCCAGTGTGTACGTGGTCCCTGTCTGAGCGTTGCGCCCGGCGATTGCCTTTGTCGGGTCAACCGCATCGTCGGCAAGCTGCGTCGTATCGACACCGCCTGTGCCTACGCTGATCGTGCGACCAGACTGCGTGATGGTGGAGCCGTCCACAACGAAGCGAGAGATTAGACGCGCCGACCAGTTATCAGGTGTGCCGTCGATGCTGATGAAGTGGACAACATCGCCAACCCCCGTAAGGCTGGTGTAATCTGCCGCCGATCCGTTGATCGTGTCTGTGCCGTCCCGCGCAATCGTGATGCTGTTGGATGCGTCAAGAACCTCAAACGCAAGCGTCAGGCCATCGCTGGTACCGACAGCGGGTAGGTTCATCGTGATCGACCCGCCACTGGCGTCGAGGATGTAATACTTGTTCGCGTCCGTAATTTCGATGTTCGTCGTGCCAGCGGTGATAGACACAACATCCGCCCACCCTTGCGCCGCTGCTGCTGCTGCCGCTTCACTCGCCGCTGCTGCCGCCGCGCTTGCTGATGCCGCCGCTGCGTCTGCCCCAGTTGAAACAACATCGGCATTTGTGCTAACGACATCGGCGTTAGTCAAAACGACATCGGCGTTAGTTAAGACAACATCCGCTGCCGACTTAGCCGCCCAGTGCCGAGCCGAGTATTCTGTGCTGCCATCACCTCCAGCAGCCGTGCTAATTAGACTATCTTCTGCCTTATTCGCCCACTCTTCCGCATAATCAACATTCGCCTCGACGTTGGATGCGGTAGGCGACATCATCTGAAAGGCGGTGCCGTTATAAATCAGCGCAACCTTCTGACCAGCGGCAATCTCTCCACCAGCCAGTGCCGTCGATTGACCCTTCACAATAGCCTTCGCGCCCAGAGCCGAACCACCGTCAGGCGTCAGGTTGATCGTAGCTGCCCCGGTGTTTGCGTTAGCAAAGTCAGCGACGATTGTGTAGCCATCATAAAGAGCGAAGCCACTATCGACGTTAATGCTAGCAGTATAGGTGTTAGTACCACTAACAGCGATGGTGCCGTTATTATCCTTATGGTGTCGAGCGATGATCCCTTCTAGCTTGCGAGCCTGATTATTGACCTGACTAATAAGCATCCCTTCTGGGAAACGGGCGGTGTTGTCATCGTCTGTGACTTCAAGATCGTTGATTTCTGCCATGGTTTAAATCCATCCGTCGCCAGTTGGGTAAATCGCTTTTTCTCTTTGCTTGCGCTCTAATTCGGCATCAATGATATCGCTCATGCGGCCAGCCGAATATGCGCCCATCGCCGCCGTACCTTGCGTGGCCCCACGCGAAATCACGCCTCCCGGAACCATTCCGGCACCAGACGTTGAGCGCAGAATGTCTTCCGTTAACCCCTTCATCGCCTTATTGCCAAGGGCAGTCGCAGCGCGACCAATAATTTGGGGGGCTGCAATCCCCACGCCAGCGCCAATAGGCCCGCCTAACCCGCCCCCAATAGCGCCCCCGGCAGAACTACTAAGGAACCCGCCAAGCCAGTTGTTGTGCGAACCAACGCCGCCACCCAACTTACTCAATCCCTTGAGGGTATTGATCGTCATAGTGCCTTCAACAATATCCTTCATTAACTTGCGCTCTCGCATCGTGAATGGCGCAGCTTTCTTTTCATTCTTGAGTATCTTACGAAACTCACTGCGTAGCCCGTTCTCGAATCCCGATGCTGCCAAAGCAGCGTCCTCAATGGCCTTCTCGACCGTCCGCGTCTTATGCATCTGGGTCCAAATAGATCGCCCTTTTTTCAAAAGCGCACCAGCGGCGTCAGGGCTACCCGCCAGCAAATCGCCTGGGCCAAGCCTGTTCACGAAGTCGTCAAAGTGGGCAACAAGCATAGTCCCAAGCCGGACATCGCTCATCTTACTGTTCGCGGTTTTTTCCGCAGCAGTAGCGGCAATAGACCTAAAATTCATCAAGTCTTGAAGGTCAAAACCATTGTCGCTGGCACGAAGTTTCCTATCGAGAACACGCAAAGCCTTTGCCGTCTCTGGATGGACATCAGGGTCAAACCCCTCCTTGTTCAAATCCATCTTTAATTCGTCTACGCTTCTTTTAACTGAATTACGCGCAACAATTGCACTACTCTCCCGCGCCCTGTCAAAATAAGGCCCGCCCTCTTTTTTTAGTGCAGCAGATGTCTTCGGCTTACCCAGTCTTAAACCTTTCTTGATAGACATCTGAGACAGTCCCGGCATAAAAGCATTTGTCGCCGCGTCAAGCATCTCATCTTGTGTTACTTGCTGCCCACTCAAAACTCTCCCTGGCAACTCAGCGCCTTTCAAAAAATCAACCCCAGCTTGCGGGATAGCAGCAGTAAACTCACCCGTGTCTTTCTTGCCAACAGGCAGGAATGTGAAGCGGTCAACAATGGAAGGGTCAAGGCGGGATGTAAACTCGCCCTTACCGCCCTGGCCTGACATCTCGCGTTCAGCAGCGGTGCGACGAGCGGTGGCCGCGTCTATCGCCTGCTTGCGCAGCCGTGCCTTTTCCAGAATTAATTTCTGCTCATCAGTCACGGAATTTTGCCCTTTCCTCATCGGTCATGTAGTCCCAAATGGCGGGGTCAACGCCAGCAGGGACGGCCAATTCAGACCTATCAGGGACAATACTGCCGAACGCCTCTCTGGCGCGAAGGCGGATATCGTCTAGTTCCTTGGCTGTGTTATCTCCAGTATACGCCTCTCGAACAGCCTGCGCCTCTGCCCGTTGACGCAAGGCAACCTTGCGAGCCAATTCAAGGATCATCCGGTTGCCTTCTGGCGTGTTCTTAATGCCTGCTGACGCGGCTTCAAATGCAGCCATTTCTTTCTCGGAGATGGCCCCCTTCGTCTGAGAAATGCGCTGCAAGATAAAGTCCATGCCCTTAGATCGCAGCGCCTCTGCATCAGCGATTGCAGACATATCTACATCCACGCCAGCCGCAGCGAGCATTTTCTGCAAACCAAGCCGCGTTTCAGCAAACGTGCCAGTGTCAACTCTATTAACAAGGTCCATCATTTGACGAACGTCGCCAACGATTTTATCCGCACTATTCACTTGCGACATAGCTTCTTCGTATCTGCCAAACGCAGCCGCATATCGGCCTTTGTTCTTGGCCTCGTTTGGATCAAATTGCGGCGTTGGTGGCGCAGCCTCTCCCACTATTCTCGTCGTGCCGTCCTGTGCAATTTGCATTAGCGAATAGCCTGTCGAACTATCAGGATTAACAACCCTTTTAGGTTCGCCAAACTTGCCTGCCGCCTGGGATGCCTTCATTCTCTCAAGAATAACCTCTTGCGGGGTGCCGAGAGGAAGGTTCATCTTCACAGCCATATTCTGCAACGCTTTGGATTGCGCCGCAGCCATATCTCGCGCTATCTGGGCGTCTTGCATCTTCTGCTGGATTTGCTGCATGGATAGGTTCTGCTGCGTAGCCTGATTTTGGCCTTGCATAGCGCCGCCGCCTAGAGCCGCCAAGACTTGACCCATGCTTGTTGGGGTCTTCGTGTAGCCCGTCATAGGCGCAATAGCCTGTGCAGCGCCGCCCATTGCCGACATCGCTGGGTTAATGTAGCCGCCCTGCTGTGTCGCTGGCATTGCAAAGTTATTTAGAAAATTAGTCCCGTAAGGGTTATTCGGGTAAAATGTAGGTGCCTTTGCCATTTCTTACCCCAACAATCCTAGAAGACCACCACCGATGGCCCCGGTCATACCGTCAAACCCTGCGAGGTTGGCAATCTGAGCACCGCCCAATGCGCCGCCGAGGAAGTTAGCGCCTGGGTTAGAATAAAGTGGTGTTGCGGTAGAAGACTGACCGCCGTATTGACCGCCGATAAGCGAAGAATACCGCGCCAGTTGATCCCACGGGCGGTTTTGCTCAAAATTGTAGCGGTTGATCTGGTCTTGAAGCTGCGCTTGCTCCATGCCCTCCCTAGCGCCACCAACAGCCATTAGCTTGTTTAGATCGCCGTAATCTTGCTGTGCCATCGCGCCAGCCTGTTTAGCCATATCAAGCTGGTTCTGACGCTCTTGCTGATAGTTCGCATAAGCCATCTTGCTCGACATATCGGTAAGATTACGGCCCAGCGTTGTCTCTGCCTGATTGCGCTGCTGCGCGTAAAGGCCAGAGCCTAGCCGCCCCGCGCCAGCAAATGAACTATCAATGCCGGGGGCGATCTGGTTTTGCCACTGTTCAATGACCGGGGCGGAAGCTGCTTGATACGCGCCAGCTAAAAACGGATTGGCGTTTAGGTAATTGCCTTGGATAGTATTAAGCGCCTGTTGCTGGCCAGCGTTCTGCAATGCAGACCCCTGCAAGGCGCGGTTTTCGATGCCAGAAAGCGCCGCTTCTGTCTGCGGGGAGAACCCAACAACCGTGCTATCGGGGAAATAAGAGGGGCTGTCGCTCTCATACGCTTGCTGTGCGCCTGAGAAGATGTTCTTTAGATGCTCTTGCTGCGGCCCCCACGGGTCCTCTGAAACCGTGGTTGTCTGGTAAGTTGGGCTGCTAGAACCGCCTCCAAATAATCCGCTTAAAAAACCCATGATAACCGCCTATCCTATCACTGCGTAATTGAACGTCCTGTCGGTCTGTGCGTTGTTCGCGTGTGTGACCGTGAACGTATCTTTACCAACGGATGAAATATACATTCCACCCGATGCCCATTCCGTCGCAGCATTGGCGGTTGTTGGTGAGACGAGTATAACGCTATCCGCGCCAACTCGCAAGTCCGTCACCGCTGTTGATGCCACGCTTGCCGTCAACGTGAAAGACCCCGTGTTGTTGGTCTTCCCGTCCATCACGCCCCGCAGGACGTTATTCTGCTTCCGCTGGCTTTCTTCATTTGGGGATACTGTTAGATACACTAGAAGCGCCCCCTACCCTTAACTTTGGTGTTCGCGCCCTGGCTGATTGTCCAGTTGCCCGTCAACGTCTGGCGAAGGCGAAAATATCGGCCCTCTGCGTTTACTGGGCAAAATCCAGTTGCATTCACAGTGACAGGGCTAGACCACGAATAGCTATCCGCCTGTCTATTGCGAACACCGACCTCGACGCTTGTGGTGGCACCATCATTAAGCGGCCATACCTCAGTCATGTGCGCCCTACGGTCTGCCACGGGCTGCTTTTCCATGCTCTCTATAACAGCAGTCAGTGGTTCGCCTACATTCGCGTTCAATGTGAAACTATCGAACACGCCAAGAACCTGTGACCCCTCAAAATAAATCCTCGCGTCCATGCTTACCGGAGCATCCTCGACATCGCTGTATAGGTTGTCCAAATCTTCAAGCGTGAAGGCCGAGGAGTTAAGCGGAATAATCATGTCGTGGTCAATCTCTGCGTAAGACCAACGATTTACCTCAAAGTTAAAGATTAAAATCCGATTAGGCTTGCCACTTGTGTTGACCTGTGCCGGGAAAGACCAGCACACGCTTTTTCTGTCGTGGTCAATGGCGCAGCTAATTCTATCTTGATACGTTGCGTCGAACTCTGACCAAAACCACCTATCAACCCGCTCATTGCCTATAGGCTGGCTACGGCTACCGTCAAAAGCATAAAACCCGTCAGAATCTAGGTAGTAGATTATGCTGCCGTTTTGTGCCGCCGCGCCACTAGCGTACAGGCCACGTTCAGTTTCAATCTCGTCAAACTGGAAAACATTTGGACTGCCCACATAGTTAATCCGATAAATAGCATGGTCAAACAAAGCAACGCCATACTCGCCACCGAATATACGCTTAACAGCACCGCCACCAGGGGTGTCCTGAAAGTCAGATTGCGTTGTGGCGCTGATCGTGTAGTCCTTGATATCACCTAATGCACTCCATCTGATCCGCTCCGGTTTAGCCCCGTCCGTGCTGTCTGTCGTAGCCCCAAAAACAAGGAAATCCCGGATCGTCGCGACAGTGCGAGCCTTAAAGTCCGTCATTAGATCGGCAAAGCGCCCACCAGTAGACATGTCCGCATATTGCGGGTTATCGACGTAATTTGTCCCAATGATGAGGTCGCCGTAGGCATCAAAGTCCCAGAACGTGCCTGTCGAGTATGCCCCAGCAGCCGTTGTCGTTGTACCCTGATATGTGCCAACGGTGTCGCCTGCTTCAAGCATAAAGCCCCAGACGATCATCTTAGAAGCGCCGTCGCCATTGTAGGTGATGCCACCGTCCGTGCCATCATCATTCAGGTATAGGCTCATGCGTCCGGTTGTCACGGTAGACGTAACAGTGACCGATATACGATACCACCCACTGGCCAAGGCCGTGATCGTCGCTGACGCCCCCGTGAAAGTGGCAGAAGAGGCACCCGCAGATATAATCCCGCCCTGGATGTCAAATGTGGCGCGGCCATACTTAGCGGCGTCTGTGCTGTCGGATATCTCTAGCGTCACATATCTGCGAGAGTTTGTGGACGGCTCTTTAACGTGGACAGATAAGGTGTACTCTGCCGCCGTAATGGTTACGTCCTGATAAATAGCGTGCTCGTCAGAAGCCGTCGCGTCCTCTGTCAGCGTATCAGCAGTTGTGGTGCCGTCAGGCGCGGTGTCGCCGTTAGTGGTGTCAGTCGAATTAGTGTTTGTCCATGTGGTAGAAATATCTGCACTCTGGAGGATTAGATTAGAGCGAGTTAGGTCGGCAGTTGTCGCGTTACTAAGGCTATACAGCTTCGACGCGGTTCCAGCGTAAACCTTGCTAAAACCCGATAATGTGGTTTCAGAAGTCCCGCCGAGTGGACGAGTAGCCATAGCTGGGCCTAAAGCTGTCAGGCTCCCAAACGGCAAAAAGCCCCTCGGGGCTGGGTACACGTTCTTTGCAACCGTGCTGCCAGGGTTCCCGAGGTCAGGCTGGTCAGGAAGGAACTCACCGTTTTCAAATAGCATGGCTTATCCAGTGAAAACATTAACGCGGCTGTAAAGCGGCCCGCCGTTATAGGCAGACCGAGCATCGTCATTCTTTAAACCTTCCCTTGCGCGTTCATAATATGCAGCCCACACAGGGATACGCTCGTCATCGCTCATATACGGCATTGCCTGAAGAAGCGTCCCGTAAAGATACATATCCGGGTGGTTCGTAAGCAGCCAATTATATGTCTGACTGTCAGAAAGCGCAGGGATTTTTTGATAATACGTCAACTCAACGGTATACGCGCTATCAGGCGCTTGGCCGACCTTCATATTACTGCCTACAATCGTGTACTCTGTTGGCTTGCCCGTCGAAGAAGATGCCCAATTTGTGTCAAGCTGAACTGGTGTCACATACGTCAAAACAACAAGCGGGTCAGACTGCAACACAGCAGCACGAGCCTCGACATAATCAGTCGGCAGCGCGACAGTCTTGACCGATGCTGTTAGCGTCAAGTCTGTGGTCGCTTCCATGCGGCGGTGGCGGATGTCGCGGTTGAATTGCGCCTCTGCCAAAGAAATCAACTCAGGAACGCGGGAGACATAATCTGTGTCGCCGTCTCTCCGTAGCCAATTCGCTGCTGCTGTCTGCAATTCTGAATATGTTGTTATTGCCACGGTCGCGGTCCTTTATAATCTTCTGGTATCTTGAACCCATAAATTCCAGCGGGCCAGCATGAACTTAATAACTCACTGTCTTCATGCACGTTAACAGTAATACCTTTGCCTCTAGCAAGCCCGGTTAGATATTCGATATTCCCTCTTTGATAGTGATAATGATGATCGAAAGGTGCGCCAACGCCGCAAATGAAAATTTCGTCAACCCCCTCATGAATTGCATACGCCAAAATATACCCGATGCTACTCTCAATATATCCGCCGACACCATCGACTGCGCCTTGTGGGTATTCTTCTGAATTTGGCACATCATCAAACTTTTCCCGAACCAGGATAGGAACCTCTAAATCCTTGAGGTTTCGCCTGTAGGCATCATCTATTCTTGGGTCTTCCTTGCCGTGCATCTCAAAATAAAGGTCGTAACTGCTGTCACCGCTCCACGGCAAACCCCACCGCTCAAACCCAGCGGGGATATCCATCATTCCGCCACCGCAGCCTATGACAGCAACTCGACGCATTACTTTTTAACACCTTTGATCGTGAAGGTTACTGTCGGCGTTGCGCCGCCGCCAATCGTGCCGAGCGCCCCACCGGGGAATAGTTCAAACTCTTGTTGTGCGCTCATAGTCTGCTACCTCCATCGGTGCGAAAATATCTCAACTCAGCGTCATTCAGCTTCGCCCTAAACGCCTTCGGGTCTTTCTTGGGGCTAATCCCCATGCTGTCCCACAAGTGCAACAGGGCGAGCGGGACCGTCGCCACCTTTTTCATATTACGGCTTTCAGTCCAACCCCCGTTGCCGTGGTTTGACTCCTCCTTGGCCGCATCCAGTATCGGTTGAGCGTCAAAACGGTTCTCAACGATCAACCTGTCACCGTCTAAATGAAAGTATGTGTCAATCCCGTGCGACGATGTGACCTTCTCTGACTTCATTACAATGCTACTCGCTGGCCTTGCTCGCCCTTAACGTGCGTAACATCGTCTTTCGTCGCCTTGGCTTGTTTGTTCAAAATTAGAAGTTCAGCCTGATCGCTAGGCAACTCAACAACGTCATGCAGACGCCACTTAACATCGACAGCCCAGACGTTAGGGACGAGGATCAACACAATCTGCGTCTCTGCCGGGGCTTCTTGGGCTTGAGACTTTTTCGGGGGCATTCAAAATCTCCTAAAAAAAGAAGGGGGCCGAAGCCCCGCTTCCTTAGTTGGTCGAGTGTTTAATCACTACGGTATAGGTCGCAGAAACCGTATTGGCCGATGCGCCGTCCGTGATGATTTCAATAGCCTGACCTTTGGTAACGTGGTTCAGTGCGGTTGGGACCGCGCTGTCTACGTCACCAGCAGCCGAACTGGCGTGAGTGATGGTCAAGGCCGCGCCCGTGACAGCAGTTCCACCAATTTCCATCGTGATAGCGGCGTTAGCGGTAGCGATAGCGCCATCAATGACAGAAGCAAAGTAGACGATTTTACCGTCAGTCGGGGAAACAACCCAGACGCTGCCAGCCGTGGAAACATCAGTCTCAGTGACCGTCAGCGTAGTGTGGTCGATTGATAGAATATCTGACATTTTTTTATCTCCTAGTCAGAGACGTTGGGGAAGGCCGAAGCCTTCCCCTCAGTCAGATTACGAGGTGGTGAGGTCAGCAACGATGCCGTGGGCTTTCTCGTTGCGTACTTCCAGCGTCCATTCGCAGATGATCTGCTTACGCTCGCTATCGCCCGTCTTCGCAAGGTCAACCGTCTCCATGTTGCGGAGCGAAGCCATCGCAACGTGGTCGTGGTCGATCAAGTAAGCGGAACGTGCGCGGCAGTGACGCGACGGGACGATTTGCAACTCACCGAAGTCAGAAACGTAAATGTCAGCAGATGCGATGATCTTCTTATCGTCAACGTCTTTGAACTTCGTTGCAACGCCCGTGAAGCCGGAAGCCACACGCTTGTTGAACGGGCCAACGTACAGGGTGTCAGGCATGCCGCCGTTATCCCACGCAAGTTGGTGAACGTCCAACAGAAGGCTTTCGGTGAAAGCGCGCTGCGTACCATCGCCGCGAGCCGTGGAACCGAGCGAACCGTCAGAACCGCCCGAGCCAGCAGAGGTGTTGGTATCAAGCCATGCTTCGATACCGCCAACCTCACGAGCGAGGGTGTCCGTGCCAGCCACTTTAGCGTTGTTGGCAAACATCGCCGTTTCGATGTCCGTCTTCAACTCGCGGCCACGCTTGACCATCTGGTGAGCCATTTCCGAGGAACGGCCAGCTTTGTCCACGGCTTCCTGGGTGCCAGTGACACGAGCCACTTTATCAGAAATACCGCAGTAGTTGGTCAGGCGAACAGAAGCCGTCGATGCGTCAGTCGTTGCATCGTCACCTTCGATGACCCAGTTGGAACCGCTCGGCGATGCCAAAGCGTCCGTTTGCCACTCGTGCAGAGTAGCGGTAGCCGAAACTTTCGGCATTTTCGACATGAACGGCGTCTCCCACGGGGAAACGTCATAGATAACGTCTGCGAGGTCTTCTCGGTTCCCAATCGCGTCATACGACGAGAACGTGTTGCTTGGCTGTGCCATTTTTCAAACTCCTAAAATGAGCGTTTCAATTACCCATGAGCAATGCAACTGCATCATTGGGCGAACCTGATTTGCGGAGTTTAGCCCTTTGCTTCTGGACGTTGTTCTGGGCAACCATTTTGCTAGTCTTCGGCTTGCCGGGGCGAAGAACCTTTGCCTTACCTTTGACCTTTTTGGCAGCGACCTTATCTTTGGACATCAACTCGTCATACTTACGAGCCTTGTCCGCGATAACAACCGCACGGTGGTCATAAAGTTGGTTCAGTTCTTCTTTCGAGTAGCCGATACCCTCCATGTACTTGACCAAGTTGGCCTTGTACGTTGGCGCAGTCTCCTTGCTAGCAAACTCAGGGATCACTTCCTTGATGCGTTCAGCTTGCTCTTGGGCATACTGAACCATCTGCTGCTGGTATTGCTGCTGTTCCAACTGAGCAATGCGCTGCCGCTCTGCCTCTACAGCTTGTCGCTGCGCTGCCGTCGCGTCATAGATCGCCCGTTGGCGGGTATATTCAAGCGGGTCTTCTTCCGCTAACTTAACCCAGTCGATATTTTCTTCCTGGGCCTGTTGGTTGCTAAGAGCGTCCAGCATTTGCTTTAAGTGCTGTCTCTCCGCTGCGATAGACGCCGCCTCTTGCTCCATAGCCTTTCGCTGTGCAGCTAGTTCTTGCGTCTTCTTGGTGTAATCTTGCTGCCGAAAATAAGACTTCTCAACTTCGTCAAGGGTAATTTGCTCACCGTTTACTTCGATGACAAATGCCTCGTCGCCGTCTTCATCGCTTTCAGCGGCTTCATACTCTTCCCCATCATCGTCATCAGCGGCAACCTCTGCCGTGTCATCTGCATCTTCGATTCCGGTGAAGGAGGACTGTTCTTCGTCCTCAACAATTTCGCTATCAGGTTCGTTGACGGGTGCAGCGTTTTTGCTGTCCTCCATCGAACCAACAAGCAGTGCAGCCGCCTGATCGTTTGTTAGCGGCCCTTCATGGGCAGTCCCTTGCGGGTTATTGCTCATTTTAAGTCTCCATCTGGCCCCCGAAGGGGCGCTGGGTTAAGGGCGTCTCTCGACGCTCCGTTTAATTAAGCTGACCATCCTCTAACCGTTTCAGGTCCGCCTTCGACAGTTTCCCGCTCTCTGCAATTTTGCCGAGGTGGCGGGATACCATTTTTATAACCTTAATCCCCTCCAAGTACCGGAAGCGACCAAGATCGTCTTCAACTGGAAGGGCTAAAGCCGTGTCAAGATAAAGCCCCTCTAATTTTTTCATAATATCAGAGAACTCAGCCGAAGCCAATATGCGTTGGGCCTCGACGCTAGCCTGGATTTCTTCGCGTAATTTTATTTCTTTGTTATTTGGCAATGTATTTTCCTACCATATAGCAAAGCGGCTCCAAAACAGCGCGATACGCTGCCCCGAGAGGGGAACGCTTCCCTCTCTTCTGCTTCCAAATATCTGCTGTGCGATGACGCGCAATATGCTCGAGGATTGGCTGCAACGCCTTCACTTTGAGAAGTGGTCGGAATATAGCGTGATATCCCTTTTGATACTCAGGGGCCATCTTTCGCCCATACTCAAGCCAAATAGCATTTCGGAATGAGCCGAAGCCATAACGCTCGTTCATGGCCGTACAAACAATCTTGTCGTCATTCGCGTCAGAGTCGCTAACTCCGTACCCATCATCCTGGCCCGTCGCCTGACCTTGGGCGTCGATGCCTGGGTCATAGCCACCAACATCCACACTCATGGCGTCAAACCCACTTCGGCCTAGATCATTCTTGGCGTCAAAGTCGCTCCAAGCCTTGTTTTGGCTGTAATAATTCTCCATCTGGTCGGCTACGCTATCCAAGCCTAGCGCACCTCTCCAGCCGCCGCCCCAGCCCGGAGCGTTAGGGCCAACCATACCAAGGGTGTCTTGCATGGCGTTAGACGCCCCCATATTCCGCCCTAAATACCCACCCGCAATCATGCCAGGAAGACCAAGCAGACCGAAACCAGCTAACTGCCCAAGAATTGACCCCGTGGTGACTTGACCCGGAACATCAGGGTCAACAGCACCAAGAACGCCCTCTGCAATTAGCCCGACACCCGGCATTCCTGTGAGGGATGAGCCGAGTAAGCTAGCGGCAGAAAGTTTTGTAGAAGGATCGAGTGATGCATAAGTCCCAACAGGGTCTTCGATAGCGTCTTTAATCCCGCCAAACGGATTGTCAAAGGCATCGGCCAGCCCGTTATTAATGTTCGTGGAAAGCCCAACCAGACTTTCATCAAATGCCTGTAGCGGGTCAGCGATGAACCCAGGCATATCGTCGTAGCCTACAGTAACTCGATCAGCATTCGGATCAGCGTAATCATCCCGTCCACGGTCGTCCTCCCTCTTTCCAAATACATCCTCGTTCCCTAGCAGCCCACGTTCCAAGCCCTTCTTCGGGGCTTCTGGCTCATCGTTCTGCAAATACCATTGCTGATAATCGCGCTGCGGGATGCGAAAGGCATTGTTTCTGTCCAGGTAGCTAGACAGATAATCCACTGGGATATACGGGTTGCCAATAGCAGCATTAGGCGCAACGTCAAGCGACGTATTACCTAGCAACGGCTGCGCTACCTGTCTTGATTGCCAACTGTAAGCCATAATCGAACCTTTCCGATATAATGTAACACAAGGATTTACTTGCGTCTATGCCGTCAACTCTATACAATGTACCGTCAATTTAGGGAGAGATAAAATGGCAAAATTCGACGAGATGGGACAGGACGAGCGCGAAGAATGGTTCGCCGAAATCGTGCCGCCACTATGGGCTGGCATAACCGTTGACGCGAAAAGCGAACAAGAAATAAAAGATTTTTTGTTTGAAGTCGCTGATGTGCTTGGGATCATGCGTTAACGCTCATTCCAAATCTTTTCGTACCGTTTAAATCGCTCCACTTTCTCTGGTGTCATGACTGAAACAGGCTCATCAACATTAAGCATATTCATAAATAGCGGGCTGAAATCATTTCCTGTGGACCCGACTGCACGCCTATCGGCTATATAGTCATCAAACAACAGGCTCATAGGATATTCAAACGACTTCTCAAACTCTCCCTCTCTGCCACCGGGGAGGGCAAGGTCAAACGCATCATGTGGCGTCCCTATTTCGGAAGATTTTCGCAATTTTCCGCCCTGCTGGAAGAAGTTAACGTCTCCAAGCGACGGGTCACTCGGATGCAGTATCTTATTTCTCATCTCTGGACGAGTAATTGCGTGACGCACAGCGGGGATGTCAAATCCCGGTATCAACTCATATGGTGCCATGCCTGTTGGCACTTCATCCTTAAGCGCCGCTGGAAATTTTGTAAGAGCCTTCAAAAACCCTGATCTTTTTGTATTTGACAGGCCAAGAAGCCAAGGCGCAAATTCAGAAGACTTAACCCCCGGATACCCTGCAAATTTTAGCTCGCCTTTTGCGTTTTTGTTTAACCTCACAAGTTTATCAATGACCGCCGCGCCTTCTTTTGAAATTGCCTCTGGGTCTGCAACAGCAGAAAGCAGACGCGATGTCACTGGCTGAAAGTCACTTGATGCCCCGCCCATCGTCAAAAACGAACCTAAAACTTCTTCATCGTCAAACTTTTCAACAACCTTTGCCAAGGGGTTCATCTTAACGCGACCCGATTGCCAGCCCTCCCCGAACAGCGAATTGAGTGACCCGCCAAGGTTTTCTTCGTCAACATCCTTCCCCATCACCCGCTTAATTTGCGCGACATCTGTTTGATCGCCAGGGAGAGCGACAAATCTTCGCCCCTCAAACGCCTCAACCGGAAGCGTGTTTTGTATGAAGTCAGCCGCTTTAGGGTGCGCTTCCGTCACAAGCCCAGCGTCATATGCGCGTTGCCGCTCAAGCGGGATAACTTTATCGCCACCGAAAGTGCCGCCATACGAAGGCTTCGTGCCAACCACTCTTTTGTTTGACGGGTCTTCGGCTTTCTCTAAAGCCTCTCTTGAGATGCGGCTCTGTTCATCAAAATAATTACGCCGCGCCCTGACGGCATCATCAAACCCTAGCGCCACTTCATCATCTAAAAAACTCTTACCTTGGCCGATTTTTGCTGGAGCAATCTTACCACCAACATTTGCGCCCAAAATCCCTTCAGGCATCATCCGTAGGCCGGACATAGCGGCCAGACCTGTGCCACCAATATTCGCAATCAAGTTCTTCGTGACTTCACCCGAGGAAGGCTCACCGTAATACTGACCCATTGCGTCAGACTTCATTGCTTCGATAGGTTCCGCAATCATGCCTAAAACGCCATTGACAATATCAACCCATGGTGTGCCACCCGTCTGCTGAAATGAGCGGTGCCTCGCCCGACGCCTCACATCGAAACGGTTACGCTCCGCAAGCAATTCCTGCGCTGGTGTGTCGTTAAGCAGTCCCATGTCAATGCACCGTCATTCCACTGTATCCAAAAGTCCCATAGGCTCACCGTTCCGCTCCAGCAACTTCATGCGGTTCAGAACGTCTTGGTCCCAGGTGACGTAGTTTCGGGTTCTGCCATCAATTTCCGCCGCCACCGCTTCGGCTTCCGCTTTAGTCTTAAACCTATCAACGGGGCGCGGGTCATTTCCCCAAAAAACATCATACCCGTCATCTGCCTTAACAACCTTCGGGGATGCTGCCGTTCTGCTTGATCCGTCATAGTATTTAAGGCCGGGGATGCCAGCGCGGGCGAGGGCTTCGGAGGCGGCTTGTCTACTAGAGCCTCTTGCTGCCGCCCTCATGTCTGCCGTGGCGTCTAAAGGCCAATCAATAGCACCATTCCTGTTCATCAATTCTTCGTAAAGCCACCGACCCGTTACTTGGTCAGGACTGACATTACCCAGA